TTGCACCTGGGCGAGCCGCGCGATTGCCTCCGCTTCCAGCGCCTGAGCTGCCGAGTACGCTGCGACTGATTCGCGTAGTTTGGCCGCTGCAGATGCTGCCGACGCCGCCGTTTCCTCTGCCTTGGCAATGGCCGAAGCTTTGGTGGTGGCAATGTTGGTGAGCATCGCCTTAGTAGCCGTCGCAGACGATGCGACCGCATCGATGGCGAANGCCGCCATCTTGCCGCCCAGCGCTGCGACCAGTACATCCACGTTCTCGGCAAGAAAACTGATCGTCTCGCCCAGACGCTTAGCGCCGCCGTTGTCGCTCAGCCCCTGTAGAGACTTGGTGATGCTCTCTATACCTGGCAGCAGGCCGATGGTGATTTGGTTGGCCGCCCCGGAGAAGGTTGCTTTCAAACCGGAAATAGCCTGCCCCGCAGCGACGAGGCGGTTGACGTTGAACTCTGAGATAACCGAGCCCGCGCGTTCGGCCTGATCCCCCCACTCCTTGAACCCTTTGCCGTTATTGCGCAGCAGTGGAATCAATGCCGTGGTTTCGTCGGCCATCGCCTCCATGTAGGTCGTCATCTGCTGCTGATTCAGACCGGCCTTTTCGAGCGACGTGTAGTAGAGCTGCAAGGCCTGCGGCCCGGACAGATTGGCGAACTGGCCAGCAGTTACCCCGATCTTAGGCGCGATTTCCTTGAAGAAATCAGACATCTCGCCGCCACCACGCTGCAGAAACTCGCCGACGCGGTCGTTGGTGTCTTTCAGGATGTCGCCCAGTTTGTCCTGCTCAACGCCGACAGTTTTTGCACCAAAGGCCATGCGCTGGAAGTCTTCTACCGTGGTGTTCGATAGCGCGGAAAGGTTCTTGACCTCTTTCGCGTAATCGATCGTGCTGGTCGTCAGCGCCACCAACCCAGCGATCGAACCCGCAGCGGCCAGGTTACCAGCGCCGATCTGATCGAATGCTGATGTGACCGCACGGCCTACCGTCTGGGCGCTGGCGTTCACTCGGTCGAAAGCGTTGTCGATCCGACCCAGGCTTTGATCGATGTTATGAGCTGTGCTCGACACCGAGCCTTCCGAGCGGGTCAGCTCCTGGCGCAGCTGCGCCGTGGTGGCTTCGATGCGGACCAGCATGCCTTGGACGTCGGTATCGGCCACGTGTAGAACTCCGGGAAAACGTTATGTGCTGCCCTTGCCGGTGAGCGCCATACGCAGCTTCTGCGCGACGGTCGCCGGCTTGGGTTTGGATTGGGGGCTGGATTGCGTGCTGCTGGGGAAAGGGCTGGTCATTCGTGCCCACTCGATCTTCGCGTCCATGGCGAGGAACAGTTCGGGCAACGAGGTATGCCAAGCCACTTGCGGTGACCAACCGAGCCAGCCGGTGGCCACCNTGCACCTTTCCCGGCTCACCACCGCGCGGGTTGTACAGGGCTGCCAGGTAATCGTTCAGCTGCGGGGTCATGTCTGCTACGCCCGCCTGCCATACCGCCTCTGCCAGGCCTTCCGTTTGCTTTTCAGTCAGGTTGGCACCAGCAGCGATGATCAGCGCGGCACCGTCCACGCTGACCTGATGCAGCGCGCTGGCTGCGCCTCGGAGTCCGCCGAAACGCGCCTCGATAGCGCGGACGGCAGCCAGGGTCGGCCGCAGCTGGTAGGTGACCCCGCCAATGACAAGGTCGATGTTGCCGTGCAATGTCTTGCTCATGGTTCACCCGATCAAGCGGCAGGGCCGGCAGCGATTTCGAGGACATCGGAGTTGATGCCCATGGTGATGTTACGGCGCACGACGTTGTCAGCTGCGCCAGGCGCAACGGTGTTGTTCATGACCTTCACGCGGAAGTAGAAGGTGGTCGGCAGCACGGCAGGCGTTGCTGTCGCGTCACCGTCGTTCAGCGTGACCTTGATGTTGTAATCGCCCTTGGAGCGGTCCTTGTGGGCAACCTTCACGGCCTTCTGACCCGCGTCGCCGTTGTCCAGGCCGACAGTCAGCGTCATGTCGCCAGCGTCAGCAGTGCCCTTGTACTTGCGCACGCGGCCATCCTTCAGCGACGTGAAGGTCACCGAACTGAAGGTGTCGCCAAACTCGCCCAGGTCTTCGATTTCGCCAACGTCGACGTATACGTCCTGTTTGTAATCGGCTTCTGTATCGGCGCCGGTCTTGGTGCCGAGGCCAAGTCGGCAGCCTGCAGCGGTGTTCAAATTGTCGTCGGCCATGGAAATTCCTCCAAAAGGCACATTGGATAAAGCCGCGAAGCGGCAGATGTTGAATCAGTAAGTGGTGATGACGCGGACCGTGATAGCGCCCATGTACGTGACGCCGTCTGCATCACGCTGTGAGTCGGCGCGCTCAACGCGCACAGACACTGCCATGCCAACTTCCAGCGGCAAGGGGCGCTCATCCAGCGCGGCGGTTACCTCAGCGTTAATGCGCTTGACCTCGGCCTGGCCGTGAGCATCTGACCAGACGGTAAGATAGAGCAGGCGCTGCTGACGCTTGCGCCCGGCGATAGGACTGGTGTTGGTCGAGATTTCGCGGTCGATGGAGACATACGGCATAGGCGTGTCCAGCGGTGCACCATCGTAAATGGGGCATGACACCTCGGCCTGTAGCCGCTCAAAAAGTGCGACCTGCAGGGCAACGGACGGATCAGCCATCGTTTCCTCCCTGGCTGGCCTTCTTCAGCGTTCGATTCACGGCGGCGCGGATGTCTGCCATCACCACCTCCCGATTCACGTCCAGCGAAGGCCGCAACCACGGATGAGCCGGCAGCGCAGGTATGCTCGGGTACTTGCCGAAAAACGTGGAGCCGTCCGACTTGTTCTTGACCGAGCGGCTACGGTTGCCCGCGCGCTTTTTCCCGTCGTAGCCCTTGGTGCCATATTCCAGAAACCGCAGGTAAAAGAATCGGCGGTTGTCCTTTTTGCCACGAATGCCGATCTGCGCATCCAGGCCACTCTTGGAGACAAACGCCTTCAGGGCGCCAGCCGCTTCGCCAGTGTCCCGAGGGATGGTTGACTTCATGGTGGCCAGGATCTTGTTGGCAGCCTCCTGCATGGCCGGGCGGAGCTCGTTGTCCACGTTCTGATGAATGTTGCGCAGCGTCCGGCGTAGCTTGAAGTCACCGGACATACGGGACCGGCGAGCCATTGGTTACTCCTTTGCCTTGTCGGCTTTCGGGGGCGGGGTGTCCTTGACCTCTTCGACCAGGCCGCGATCAATCAGGGACTTAGCCGTGGCAGCGTCCACGCTGAATTCATCGCCTGTGTTCTGGTCGCCAACGGCGCCGGACAAGCTGGCAAGTGCTCTAACTTTCATGGGATTTCCTCAAGGGTTGGGGACGTTGGTGCAAAGCAGGCGGAGCATTGCAAGCTCGTTGTCTGGCAGTGCAGCTACAATCAGATAGGTGACGCCTCTGTTCACCAGGCGGCAGCCTGCAACCAGATCCGGTCGAGGCCTTACCCGGACTTCCGCGGTAACCACCGCTGCAAGCTTTTCAGCAACGGCCTCGATGCGCCCGGTAGGCAGCGTGATCTCGGCCCAAAGCTGGCCGGACTCTATCCAGGTGTCGTCAAAACCACCGGTTCGATTCCTGACCCGTTCAGGCTTGTAGAGCGTAGGACGGTGTCGCATTGAGCCTGCTCTCATTAGAATCGCTTCCTGTACCAAAGCAGGCGTTCGACGGCCAATGGAACCTCAGAGGTAATCGTGCCGATCACAACCGCCTCGCGATTTGCATACCAGTGACCGACCATCAGCAGCACAGCCTGCTCGACGTCCGGGGTAAAACCCATCTGCTCTGGCCCGGCTGGATTTCCCTCGACCAGCTCCCGGTCACAGTGCATGGCGACGTGAGACTTGGCCGCCTCGACGTAGCCGGCAATGAGCGTGTCTTCCTCTTCGCCGTCCACCTTGAGGTGTAGCTTCACGCGTGCCAGGTCGATCATTTACTTGTTCTCTTCGGGCTTGGCCTGCTTGTTGGTCTTGGGAGCGGTTTTGCCGTCAACCTCTGCAGCCAAACCTTTGCCTACCAGGGTGTGCCCGTATTCATCACTAACGTCGAACTCTTCGCCAGCGCGGGCCTGGCCAGTGGCGTTTTTCAACTCTGCTTGGATGCCCTTAAAGCCCCACAGCGCTCGAACTTTCATATTCGTTATCCATAAAAAAAGGGCCGTCAGGCCCTTGCGAATGAAGTACTGCTTACTTGGCCGCGAAGCGGCCTTTGACGAAGGCGTATGGACGGCGGACCGCCAAGCCCAGACGCTCTTCGACGAGCACGACGCGTTGGTTGCGCACGAAGTCATCGTTGATCATGCCGACCTTCACGGTGAACGCCATGCGGTCATAGATACGCGCGCCCTGGGCGAACGAGCCGGTCAGGAACTCGCCACCTGTGGTGTCGCCATCGCCCTCGTCCATGCTGTCCGAAGCAACTACCGGACGACCCCAAAGGATTGGAGTGACCAAGCCTTGCAGGTTGGCGAACAGGTAGCGGTTTTCCGCATCCTTCTGCAGCTCGATGTTCATCCAGTCGAGGTCGGTCATGACCACGGCATCTGCGGCGCGCTTGGACTGCTTGCGGACTTGGTAGATCGCGCGGCGCACGGTGTCGATTGCCGTGTCGCCAGTCTTGGACAGGGCCGCGTCAAATGCTCTTGCCTGAGTCATGACGCCGTTGAGATTGTTGTCTTGACCGTCGCCCTTGAGGATCTGCCCTTCTTCTTCCAGCTTCAGGTCGTAGCGCAGCAATTCCTGAATGTAGGAATACAGCTGCGGCACATCGTCCAGCGCTTCGTCGGTGATCGGCATCCAAACCGCCATCTTCTTGATGGTGTCGGTCTTTTGGGTGAACGTCACGTTGCTGGTGGGCTTCACACCGCCTTCAGCAACCATGCCAGCGCCGCGTGTGTGGACGTTCTCGACGAAGTAGCTGTAAGAGTTTCCGTCTACCGGAGTGCTCGGGATCAGGTCGCGAATCAGCAGGTTCTGGCGTGGTACGTCCTGGATAGTCGGGTCGTACCGAGGGACCACCAGGCCGGAGCTGGTGACTTTCATTTCAGTCATCGACGCCATGTCGGACTTGGTGATCTCGATTTCAGCCTTATCCTGCTTTCGCGAGCTCACGGCCTTGTAGTCGTCATTGCCTTTGACGAAGTCAATAAAGCCTTTCTTGTCGCCGCCCTGGCCACGCAGCTTGATGCCCTTCTCTTCGAGAATTTGCACCTGCTCGATGATGCGCTCCAGCTCACCTTTCTGGTTTTCGATCTGCTTTTTCAGATCTCCAGCCACAGCGTTGCCTTTTTCCAGCTCGCCAGAAACGGCGTCGTACTTCACTTGCAGGTTGCCGAAGCCCTCTTTGAGTTGCTTTTCGAGGGATTCGCGAATTTCTTTTACGTCAGCGTTCATGGCTGAACTCCAAATTGGGTATTGAACAGTTGGGAGATTGCTTTCAGCTCATCCACGATCACCGTGTCCGCTGCACCACCATCACGGTGGACGGCGGTATAGCCGAGCGAGGCGACCGCAGCCGCCTCCTTTTGCGAAAGGCCCATGCGTTCACGCAGGGCCTTTTCAAAAAGTCTGATATCCGACTTCACGTCGGTAATGGTCGCCTCGGGGTTCATGCCGAACGGGACGATTGAGGCTTCCCACAGCTCAGCCTCCTTGATGATGCGAATCTGGCGGCCTGCACGCTCTTCGTAACTCGAGAGCAGCGTGTTGAAGCCAATGGACATGCTGTCGAGCGTGCCCTCCTTCATCAGCTCGTAGGCATCACGGGCATAGCTGACGGCAAGGTTGATCCTGCCTTTCAGGAACAGGCCGTGGGCGTCCTGGGTGAACTCGGCAGACCCAACCAGGCGAGTCAGGTCGTGAAACAGCGCCAGCTTCAAACGCCCTCCCCGCGTTGCCTTCACCTTGGTGAAAGCGCCCTGCAGAATCACGTCATCGCCCAAATCTACGTTGTTGAACACCGAGGCATAACCTTCGAAGTTACCGGCGTCATCAACGGCCTTTACCTCGAAGGGAACTTCAATTTTTGTCAGCATTGGTCTGCATCTCCCATCGGGTGACCTGGTTGTATTGATCGCCCAATAGCGGGGGCAGGTTTTCTTTTTCGCGGACTTCGTTGATAGCCATCCAGCCAGAGCCGCCGGAGCCACCAAGGGCCGCGGTGTAGTAAGCCGATCGACCAGCGCTGTCGGCGCGCAGCAGGCCCTCCACGATGAACTCGACAAAGCGAGTCGTGCCTGCAAACAGCTTGTCGTTGAGCTCGTCCTCGATGGCGTCGAGGTACGGCTTGAGGCCGAAGGTCACGAAGCCGCTGGTTTGCTGCTCCAGGTTCGAACCCATGATTGAGGTTTTCCCGGCCCGGTTGGCCAGATAGAGCGGAACGCCCCACACACCTGCCAGCGCCTCCTCCTGAAACTGCTGAGACTCGATGAACTGGCTGTCCTTCTGACTGAGGCCCGCCGGTATGATCTTGGGGTTGCCCTGCAAAATCGCCATCTTGCCGATGTCAGCGGCGTCACCTTTACGAACATCGGGGAATTTCTCCATGACCTGCGCCTGCTGTTCCTTGGTCAGAAACTGCTCGTAGATCACATAGCCGCCAGTGAATCCGCCCTTGCGCATGAAGTGCGCCGACCAGTCCTGCGCGGCCTTGGCCAACCCCATCGTTTCGGCTTGGTACTCGATAGGGGAAAGCCCAACGATGCCGTCGATGCTGAACAACTTGAAATGCAGCATGTTCTCGGGAGACACCGGAAACCGCTCGCCAGCCAGGGTCACGAAATAAATCAGGTCGCCGTCTGTATTGACCTCAACCGAGTCAAACGGAACTGGCAGAAACGCTATCGGATCGCCGTTCGCCGCGCGCTCGATCAGGTTGTAGCTGTTCCCTCGCAACGCCATGTTCACGACGGCCGCTTTCAGGAAATTCAGCCGAGTCATGTAGGGATTGGGCTTACGCAGCACCCTCGCTGCCCGGTCCTTGTACGGGACCAACACACGCTTGCCGTCCTGGTCGTCATACAGTTTGAGCGGCAGCCCGGACACCGATTCGCACAGAATCTTCACGCAAGACCAGACAATGCCGATGCTCAGCGCATTTTTTGACGTGATGCGTACGCCAGCCTTGGTGCGCTTACCGCCTATCTCAAGATCAACTTCGACGTAGTCGCCGGTCAACGGATCGGTGTAGCCAAAGAAACGCCACGTCAGTGGGTTGTACCAACGAAATGACATAGTCAGCCTACAAGTCCGAAGAAACCGTTATTCAGGTAGTCATCCATCCCGCCTTTGCTTTCGGGGTTGAGTGACATAAGGGATACCGCGTTAAAGGTGGCCATGAGCGGGTCAATCTTGGCCGAGCCCGAAGCCTGCTTGGTTATGAGGATCGAGTTGCCACGCGGCTCGACCCTCGCATTACCGCAGCACCAGGCCATCATGGGTTGGCCGCCGTGGATTAGGCCGCCCTCGGCCCAGAGTGTGTAAAAACCCGACAGAATGTGG